GTTTGCCGTGAGCAGCATGCGCTTGAAGTTGGCGGGGAGGTCAAACATCGTCGTGCCGACAAGCACACCGGCAGGGTCCGGCGGCGGCGGAATGATCGTGCCGTCGCCGGTAAACGTGCCGACCACCTTGAGCCGTCCCCACTCGCGCGTGTCGTAGGCAATGCGCTGCGCCATCTCGTTGGCAAGCGACAGCAGTTCACCCTGCGTACGGGGCTGCACCGATGGCGAAAACATCGACACTGGCGGATTGACGCCAACGGCAAGTGATACGTCCCTGATCACGCTCAAGAGAGACATAGCCACCTCATGCTGCCACGCTGCTCTTATGATCTTCTGCCATGCGGATCAGCGTCTTGCGCGACGGGTTACCCTTCGGCGAAACACCGGTCAGCGAGCGGACATGCTCCTTGAGCTGCGCGTCGGACATGCCGTCGAACTCGCTCGGCGGTCTGTCTTTGGCCATCAGCCTGTTGTCTTCCTCAAGCACTTCGTTGCGCAGCCTGATCGTCTCAAGCTCCGCCTCGAGCCTGGTGATCCTCGCCGTCTCGTTGCTGCTCTCCAAAAACTCGATGGTTTTGTTCTTCATCTCGCGCCCGCCGGGACCAAGGTTCTTGAGTTCTGCCCCGTCCACGATCGCCAGCGCCTCCGCGGTGTAGATGTTGAGCGCGCGTAATTCAGCCCGCTTGCCTTCGGTGAGGAACGGCAGGTAGTCGATCGGCGTCCCCGACTTGGTCTGCTGCTGGCTTGCCTTGAACTGCTGGTACTGCTTGGAGAACCGCTCGGCGTAAGTGATGGGGGTCTGCTCTCCGGTGACCGGATCGACATCCCAGTGCGAGCGGTCTGTCGCCGGATAAACGCCGTAGTCGCGCGAACCGGGATGGCGAACCTCGACCTGCTCCATGTCGTCGAAGATCGGTCGCCCTGCTTCCGCAGACTTGACGTTGTTCTTCACGGTGCCGTTGCGGAAGATCGCAACCACCCCTTTGTCGTTCGGTACCATTTTCGTTTGCCCTTCCTGTTGGTAAAAAGGCGGATGCCGAATTGACCGGAAGGCTAACCAGCCCGGCACCCGCCCCTCTCTCGATCCAGCCCGCGTCAACAAACCGGATCGCAAGTTCTGTTACGCTGTCGAACGTCCGCGATATTCTATTTCTGCATCCTTCCGTGCAGAAATCGCCGCGTCCTTAGTCAGAAATCGACCAAGAAAATTCTGTTTCCCATTTGCGCTGATCCATGCCTGCCAACAATCTCTTTCTGCATCCCAAGTAACACCGGCTACGCTGCTCTTGCTGTTGAATGAGATGTCTCGCCCGACAGGCTTATCTTGAGTTACAGCCTTTTTTCCGTGATTAGGGTGGAAGCCTAACAAAACTTCGTATTTCTTTCGGGTCTCGATAGCTTCTTCTTTGCTGTCGAATGTCCCAAGCCAAATAGAAGCAATCCATTTTTGCTGACGTTTACTGAACGACACGCCGTGATACCCAGACGTATTATTTCGCTTCAAGGCGAGATTGCGAAAATTATCAGTGCGCGTGCCGTTGCGCAGATTTGACCATTTATTGTTACTGCGCTTGCCGTCGATATGATCGATCTCGATCGGGTCTTCGCCGGTCATTATTTTCCATATGACACGATGCGCTAAATCCGTTCGATAATTGAAATGCACATAACGGTAGCCGTCAGGTTTTAATGTTGATCCCGGCTTACCGGCCCACCGGCTATTCCATTGATTGCAAGCATGCTCAGCGGAGCGCGGTCGCTTCGCTGTCTTACCGACATTGAATAGCGTTACCGGTCTGACCCGCCACGTCAGGTCTCCTGTGTCCGGGTCGTATTTCAGCACAACATCAAGCTCCTCTTTCGAGGGCATCTTTGATTTTCGCATTTCAAATCTCCGGTCTGGTTTGGTTAACCAGACCGATTTCACCAGACCGGAGACTCGTCGTCAACCATTCAAGCCTTGAATGGGCTATGCCGCCGGATTAGAGTCACGCAATCTCCAATTAAACTTCGGATTCGTCATGCAGAGTTCACCCATCCATCCGATGAACTGGGCAACCGCATCCTTATCAATTGGCATCTGCCCTTCACCCTTGAACACGCTGTCGAAGTTGCGGCTCGGGTGATAGCGCAGGCGCAGGCTGTCGGTCTGCAGGCCGTAGGTCGTGTCGGATGGCATGTCGGAACCGATGCCGCCCTCCAGCACGATCGTCGCCTGCTTGCCGCCGCCGATGTATTCCAGCGTCGAGAAGCCCAGCTTGGCAAGGCCACCGCCATCGCGAGAGAGGCGTTGAATGGCGACAGTTGCCGCGTCGTAGGCTTCGTAATGCTGCGGTGACATGATCAACAGATCGGCATAGTCCCGCCCGCGTGACTGTGCGGTCATGATCCGGTTAAGCGTCGGGCGGATGGTCGTGGACGTGATCTGCGTGATACCGGCGATGTAGGACTGCGCGTCGATGGACTGCGTCTGCCACCAGGTATTCTGCGCGCGGTCGATGCCGCCGTAGACACCGGTCGTGTTGGCAACCGGCACCGCCGTTGCCAGTCCGGTCAACTGCTTGCCGCCACCGGCAGCATGCAGCGCACCGTCCATCGCATCTTCCAGCGCGCTCTCGGCAGCTTTCATGTAGCTGTCGAGCACGTCCATCAACTGGGCTTCGCCTTCGTTGTTGAGGATTTCCTGCTTGCTCAGAATGATCGGTACGACGACCATTTTCGGCTCGTACCAGGCATCGGCAAACAGATCGATTGCTGGATTGAGCAGCACGTCGTAGCCGGAATACCACTGCGCGGTTTGCTTGGAGATTTGCAGCGTCTGGCGAATGCGCGGACCTGAGTAGGTTTCCCACAGGCCCTTGTCGCGCATGGTCGCCAGAAGTGCGTTGTTATCAGACACCAGGTCTTGGTACGAGGAGGAACGGTCCTCGATCGCCATCGACAAGATCTGTTGATACGGAAGGTTGTCACCAGTTCCAACTGGCAAAATAGGCATGGCTCATCATCCTTAGCGTTACACGGCGCGCAGGATGAGCGGTTATTTAAGGCTCCCTACACGCCATTGGCGGCGCGGCGAAATGCTTTCGCAAGTGCCTCACGCCTCGATGGGTGTTTCGCTTCGCCGTTCATGCCGCGCCGCCCGTCTGAGGAGCGTGTGTTGGTGGAGTTCTTTCCACCGCCGTCTGGAGCGCCGCTGATCGACGTTTTTCGGGTCTGAGCCGATTGTGTGCGGGTCTGAGCCGCCTGTGGTGAGCCGGGGCGAAGTCTGTCGGCCCGGAGATAAGCTTGCTCCAACGAGAAGCCCAGATCAAGTTCGCTCTTGATCAAATCGGCCAGCTCGTCGAAGCGTGGATGTGCGCTTGCGAATTGATCCACCTGCGCCCGCGTGTAGGTGAACTTCTGCTGATACAGGATCTGGTTGAGCGCCTGTTCCTGCTGCGCGACCTGCTGCTGCATCTGCCCAAGCCGCTGCTCGGCTGACTGCTGGATGTTGCGCTGCTGCGTCAGCATGTGCTGTTCCGGCGACATGGTCGCGATGTGGTGCGCCACGTCCTGGATCGTCAGCGGGCCGCCGTGCCTCCCCGTCAACCCCTGGCTGCGCGCCACGTTCTGCACGATGACGTCAAGCCCGCCGATCAGATCCTGGCGCAGCTTCATCTCCATGCCGTAGTAGTTGTCGAATGCCTTTCGGATCGATGTGCCCTGCTTGACGGCAAGGTCGTGATAGGGGCGCATCTCGTTCATCACATCGTTGTCGGCCTTGTATTTCTGGTAGGCGCCGGAAAACTCCTTCGCCATGCTGTAGACAGCACCGCGCACGCTCTCGGGCGCCGCCGCCCACTCCGCCTTGGCCTGCTCGCTGAAACGGTTTGGCGGTGCCCGGTACGGCGCGTGTTCCTCGAGCGGCTTGATCTGCCGTTGTTGCTGGCCTTGTTGCTGGCTTGGCTGCTGCTCGAGCGGCAATTCCTGCTGCGGCTTCGCAGGGTCGCGGGCGAACTTGCCGCCCTCGCGGTAGCGTTGCTGCTTTTCTGACGGCTGGCTGGTTTTCTCTGTCTTGTCAGCGACTTTCGTTGCTTCCTTCGCCATCGCCTCCGGCGGCTTGTTATGCCCCATGCCGGGGCGCTCGCGCCTTGGAGCGTTCTTGGTCGCCTCCTCCTGCGCCTCCTTGGCGCGCTTGAACGCATCGGCCAGCGCCTCGCGGCGGCTGATGTGCGATGACTTGTTGCTCTCCTGACCTTCCGGCTTCGGCGGAGCCTGATCGCCGATCGGCCGCGGCTGGTTTACCGGCGTCTCGTTGACCGGCACCTCTGTCTGAGCTGGTGCGGGCGACGGTGCTGGCGCTGACGGCGCGGAGGCTGGTGCAGGTGACGCGGTGTTGACATCTGACATGGACTACCCCGTTTTGATCTAGATCAACTCTTTGCGCTTGGCTCTATATCCCGCCTTGTACTTGTCCAGTGCTAGCTTCAATGATCCTCGGCGCTTTTCTTTTTCTTCGCGGCGCGCTGACGCTCTTTGTTTTGGCTTCTGTCGCTCGTTCCCGATTTCGACGAGGCCATGCGCTCGGCTAACGGCCCGGTATGTCGCCTTCGAGGTATAAAACCGGCCATCCACATGCTCAACCGGATCCATGATGTCACTGATGACATGAGGACACGGGAGAGCAGACCGCGCAGGCTCAACTGTCGCCCTTTCTACTCGCCACTTGTTCGGCTCAACCTCGACAAGCTTGACCATAGTTTCACGTGCAACATTTACGGCGGCGGTACCACGAACGTCACCGGGATTCCAAAGTTGGTGACCTTGGTGACAGCGACCCCCATGCCGGGAGCCGCTTCACTTACAGGCCTGCCCATCAGCGGCAGTGGCGGCGCTGCTGCCGTGACATCGACAACTGGTATACCGCCTGCCGCAACGGTATTGACCGGGGTTGCCATTTATCACCTCACGTGAACGTAAAGTTCTGCGCCGCGCTTTGCCCGCCGGGGTTCTTCGCCGTGACCGGAACCACGCCGGGACCGGGTTGTTTCGACGGTTGAATAACCACTGTCAGCGATGTCGCGCTAACGTAGACCGTGTTTGAAAGCAGAGCACCGTTCGCCGTCAGGAACGTCGCCCGGTCGAAGTTGGTGCCGGTCGCCGTCACCGTCAGGTCTGCACCTGTGACTGATACCGCAGTTGCTGGCGAGATGCCGGACAATGTCGGTGCTAGGCTCACGATCTTCTGCCCGTTGGCGTCGTAGAAGGTCGGCGGCGAGTGCTTGATCGCGTTGTCGATTGAGGTTGGTGGCGTCTGCCGTGGCGGCGTCTCGGTGCCATAGGTCGGCGTGTCGGTGACAATCTTGGAGATGTCCTTAGCTGCCGGAATCGCGCCCGGCGTGAAACTCGGAGCCACGTCGCTGGCAAGCTTGGCGTCGGCTTCCATCGCCGTTACGTCATTGGTGCCATCGTCTTCTTCATCGTCTGCGTTCTTGGTCTTGACTGCTGCTTTCGCCATAACTCTTTTCTCCTTCGGTTTGCGCCGCGCCGTGGAGCGCGCCGTTTTAGCGAGTTTGGGTTTTCGCCGTGCTGCTGTCTTTACGCTTTTTCTCATTGATAGTCGTCCTGCTTCGCCAGGTCGCCCATCATTCCGGTTGCGGCAACACCGCCTGCCGTGAACAGCGGGAAGCCCTTCATGGCCGCCGCGCGCAGCGATGGCGTGATGTCAATGGTGTGGACGGGCGTCTCTTTCCCAAACTTTTTTCTCTGCTCCCACCTCGCCTCGACCATTTCTTTTTGAGCGGCGGTGAGGC